TCTTGAACTTCTTGAGATTTTTCAATAGAATTTATTTTTATTCTATTCTTTTTTACAATCTTTGCAAGAGTTCCAATTTTAGAAGTTCCACCCTGACCAACCTTACCCAATTCAGTTCCACCACCAGAGAGAGGACTCTTGATGTTAGAAATATTTAATTTAGGATTTGCTACTTCGGTATCAACCACTTTGTTGTGCCTTTAGATTTTCTTCCTCAATGTATTGTTGGAGGAGTGAAATATAAACTTCCCTCTCCCACGGAATCATATTTTCTATTTCTGTTAATGAATATTTATGATGTTGAATCAAGGCAAAATTAATCTTATAGTATGACTCAAGATTGGTATGAGTCATACCTAGCTGAAAAAACTAGCTAACCCTTCAAGAATTACCTCAGATTCCACTTTTGTTTTTGGATTTCTCACTTTAATTGTATGAGAAAGTTTTGGCATTGTAGTGAAAAACTTTTCAATTTGCTTGAATTGTTTTGTATTCATCTGCTCAACAAATTCGTCAAGTTCATCTTTGGAATAATCAGATGCTTCCCAACTCTCTTCTTCATTATAGATCATATCAATACATGATGTAATCATGGCAAGGGATTCTCCAACCCCACTCTCAGCATCTGCGGTTTCAAAATTGTTCTCAACAAACTGATCCAATGCAGGATAACGAAGTTTCATAGAGAGATTATCATCTAACTTGATAATATTTTTATGCCCTCTAGTTTTTTGTATTCTAATTGAATCGATATCAACTGATACTTCAACTTGAGTTTCTTCATCATCAGGACAAACAATATTTACATCAATAGTTTCTCCAACAGATCTTGCTCTTACATTTAAAAACAAATACTCAATATCAAAAGTTGCAAGAGACTCTACTTTTACATTTTCAGTAAGAATACAATCTGAAAGAATCTGAACAATAGAATTGGTAATGTCTTTCATGTTTTCAGATTCCATTGCCATAATTAGAATCTTTTCTTCTCGCACAAGGAAAGGTCTATATTTAATCTTCTTTCCTGTCGAAGGTAATGTCAATTCATATGTTGGTGTGCTAATCTTAGGTAAAGGCATAGTATGTGTAATACAAGTCAGTTATTTTTATTTAGAGGCAATTTATTACTGGACAACACCCTAGAAGAATAAATCAGGACGATTTTTGTATTTTTCTCTATCTGCCTGGTTTTTTTGTGTCTGTTTTCTTCTTGCTGCATATGGATCGACATATCCTGTTCTGGTGCTTTCTGTTGTTGCTGCAGCTTCACCTTCAGCTATTATTTCTCTTTGTGCTGCTTCTTTTGCTTCTTCTTGTCTTAAAATTGCTGCCTCATTTGATTTAGGGTCTAAAGTTGTCGAAGGTGGTGCTTGTGTTGTTGCTGCTGTCGTTCTTATTGGAGTTAAAATCGGAGTTGGAGTTGGTGCCAAAGACTGCTCTCTATCATTAAACCTCTGCTGCAATTCTGCAGATTCCTGTACAATATCTTCAAATTTGTCCTGTTCACCTTTCGTGAATCCAGATGTTGCATTCACTACATATCGATCATAATTAAAACTTACATTGACTCTTAATATATCAGAATTTCCGTATGAAACAGGAACTGCACTGATTGTTTTTGGAAAAGCATTAATGAAAGAATATTTCAAAGTATTTCCAGAATTTAAGTTTTTTTCAAATTTGGTGATTGATATAGTCTGACATTTATATGAATCTGGATATCTCATCCTACGATAATAATTTGATTGTGTGGGAACAGCAACACTCCCACCACTAATATAATCAATCCACGATTCAAAAAACTTTAAATTCTTATAATCACTATCAATATAAAAAGTAAAATCAAAGTCAGTATATAATCTTGTATGTGCAAATTCTTGTGATATTCCCATAAAGTTATCTTTTACTTCACCAGTGGCAAGACTTGTTGCAGGTAGTGATGCTTCAGAACAAAGAAGACCAGAACTTCTGGCGATAAAATCTTTATCTATTCCACGATCTTCCAAAAACTTCAATAGAGTTATTTCATCACTCCTAGTTGGAGGAAAAGTAGTGAGTGATGAAAAATCTACTTGATAATAACTAGTTTGTGATAAATTACCAAATAGTTGTAATGGATCTACAACACCCTCATTATCTTTAGAATTTCTACTAAATCTTTGTATTGCCACTCTAAATACCTTGTATGGTCTTTTATTATTAGTTATTTAGATGTCATATAAGGGAAAATATCAACCATCTTACCCTAAAAAATATAAGGGTGATGCTAAAAATATTGTATATCGTTCCTTATGGGAACGCAAGTTTATGGTTTACTGTGATAAGAATGAAAATATTTTAGAATGGGGTAGTGAAGAAGTTATCGTTCCATATCGTTCACCAATTGATAATCGATATCACAGATACTTTCCAGACTTTTACATTAAGGTCAAGGAATCGAATGGTAAGATCAAAAAGATGATTATTGAGATCAAACCATATAAGCAGTGTATAGAACCAAAGGTCAAAACAAAAAAGACAAGGGGTTACATCTATGAAGTCATGGAATATGCCAAGAATCAAGCAAAATGGGGTGCAGCAAAAGAATGGTGTTTAGATCGTGGTTATGAGTTCAAAGTTCTTACAGAAAACGAGTTAGGTATTAAATGACATTCTCACGTCCAACAGATGATAATAGTAATCGAGTCCGAGAACTTGTAGATTCATTCACTGGATTGGATAATAAAAAAGATATAATGGACAGAATACAAGCAACATTAACTCCTAGTAGTAGTAGGAGTGTTGTTAGTGGTAGTATCTATACTTTTGTATATAATGCCAAGACTCCTGGAATAATTTTTGATCCATATCCATTAGTAGGAGTAGAAAAAGTATTCAATTGGGGATTTGTTGGTGTCAATCTACATTGGGAAGATAGAAGACAATATTCTTGGGATCAGATCATTAGTCCCGTTTATGAGGTCTATCCCGAAGAAAGAGAAGATATGGAAAGATTATCTTATGGTGATTTTGAGCAAAATCCGTTCTAAATAACTAAAAAAAGATAAATGTCAAAAATAGAAGTTTATCGTTATCCATATACTATGTTAACGGAGCAGACTGACTATCTGCAGATAGATGTTGTTGATTATAAACCTATAGGGAAATCTATCGTAAGCAGACCAGGTGATAGAAGAAATCAGGGAAAGAATAAACTAAAAACCATACTACTTCCAATTCCATCAAATATTAGTGATAGTAATAGTACAAAATATGGTGACTCCAATTTAAATAGTATTGGAGCTGCATTAGTTGGAGGTATTAAGGGCGTTATGGATAGTGGAAAAGCTCTTGGTGGAGGTGGTAAAGATTTTGGAGCAGAATTAACAAGTGCACTAGCAAATGCAGGTGAAAGCATTGTTAATTCTGCGGGTGGAATTGCAGGAGCTGGAGGATTTGTAACTAGAAGTTTAGCATCTGATGCTGCTGCAATTGCAGGTGTAAATATTACTCCAGATCAAATTTTGGCAAGATCTGAGGGATCTATTATGAATCCAAATATGGAACTTCTTTTTAATGGTCCATCTTTAAGATCTTTTAGATTCTCATTTAAAATGACTCCAAGAAATCAAACAGAAGCAGATGAGATTAGAAATATTATAAAATGCTTCAAGAAAAGCATGGCACCCAAAGTAGCATCTGCAGGAGATACTACAAACACAACATTTCTTAAAACACCAGATATTTTTGAACTAAGGTATCGTCAAGGAAACATTGAACATAAGTTCTTAAATAAATTCAAACAATGTTTTATGGAAAGTATTAATGTCAACTATACAGCAGACGGAACTTATGCAACTTATGATGATGGAACACCAGTTTCTATGGTGATGGATTTAGGTTTCAAAGAAATTGAACCAGTTTATGATATTGATTATGATGGGAAATATAACGGAGTAGGATACTAATATGGGATACTTCAGAGAACTACCGGAAGTAGAATATCAGTCATTTCTGTCTGATAGCAATTCATCACAAAATTACCTGACGGTCAAGAACTTATTCAGAAGAAATAAGTTGCGTGATGATTTACAAAATGTATTCACCATCTTTAATAAGTATGAGATTGTAGATGGTGCGAGACCTGATACGGTTGCAGAAGAACTTTATGGAAGTGCAGAACTTGATTGGGTTGTCTTAATGACGGCAAATATTACAAGAGTCAGAGATCAATGGCCTCTATCAAATCGTGATCTTTATAAGTATGCAGAAAATAAGTATGGTATTGCTGGATTAACATCCGTGCATCATTATGAAACTACAGAAGTAAAAGATTTACAAGGAAGACTCATTCTTCCTGCAGGTAAAGTTGTAGATGAGAACTTTTCTATTCCAAATCCTGATAATGTCAAGACAGATTTGAACCCAGTCATAAATGTCAATAATTATGAGTATGAGGTTAGAGAAAATGATAAAAAATCTTCTATTTACTTGTTAAAACCAGGATACCTACAACAGTTCCTGAATGATATGAGAGAGATTATGATTTATGGACGGTCTTCGGAATATATCAACGATAATCTAATTAGAACAGAAAATACTAGAGTTACAAATCCATAAAAAAGGGGAGGTTTCCCTCCCCAACTAACTCAGTCTTCTGCAAGTTTAGCAAAGTAAGACAGAGTGTCATCATCGTCATCTGTGTTTGTAGGAGTCAGATTATCAAGTTCTTCCTTCATTGACTGAGGGACAGGATTTGATTCTCCACGATTCTGCTGACGGAAGTCTTCTTCCTGCTCAACAGTCTCTTG